GCTCGTTACACCCACGAAACTATCGCTTTAGCATTCTCAATCACTGAGGAAGCTATTGAAGATAATTTGTATGACCGACTAGCGTCGCGTTACACCAAGGCATTGGCTCGTTCAATGGCTCAAACCAAGCAGATTAAAGCTGCCGCTATCCTGAACAATGCGTTCACGGCGGGTGCTTCTGCGGGTGGTGATGGTGCAGCACTATGTTCTGCGGCTCATCCAAGTCTATCGGGTAACCAGACTAACCTTCTCGCCACAGCGGCTGACCTCAACGAAACTTCGCTTGAGCAGATGCTGATTGAGATTGCTGGTATGACCGATGAACGTGGTCTAAAGATTGCTGTACGCGGCATGAAGCTCATTATTCCTAAAGAGCTTCAGTTCATCGCAGAAAGAGTTTTGAACTCTAACTTGCGTTCGGGCACTGCTGACAACGATAACAATGCAATGAAGAACATGGGTATGATTCCAGAAGGGGCTGTGGTTAACCACTTCCTGACTGACTCAGACGCATACTTCATCAAAACTGACGCACCAAACGGCTTTAAATTCTTCAACCGTTCGCCTATTAAAACGGCAATGGAAGGGGACTTTGACACCGGAAACATGCGTTTCAAAGCGCGTGAGCGTTATAGTTTTGGTGTTTCTGACTGGCGTTGTGTGATGGGTACTCCCGGAGCATAATCGTAAAACGTTCAGACTTAAAAGGGGCTTCGGCCCCTTTTTTTTGTTATGATTGACAGATAACTCTGTACAATGTTATGTTAGGGTATCGGGAAAAAAATCCGGTGAATCTGACAGACCCGACTGACGATATGCAGACAGATTTCACTTTAACTCGCATGTGAGGAACTTATTATGGGTCAGACTACTTTTTCAGGACCAATCTTAGCAGGAACAATCAAATCTACTACTGGCACGACTGTCGGTACTAACGTAAAGAACACGGGCCAAGTTGTAATGGCTCAGTCTTTTACTACAGGTGTTGATTTAGACGGCGGCGCTTCTGCTGCAAATACAACTACAGTTATTATCCCAGCAAACTCTCAGATCATTGATATCGTCCTTGACGTTGTTGGTGTTATGGTTGGTGCAACGTGCGTATTTAGCATTGGCGACGTAGCGGGCGGTAATGCCACGTTTTTAAACGCTTTTTCAATCACTGTAGCTTCTGGCGCGGGCCGTAAATACCCCACTACTGAAGCAGGCGGCGCATTAAGTTGGGCTGACACAGGCACTTCGGACTTACGCTTAACTTGGACATCTACTGGAGCAACCACTAACGGCGAAATCCGCGCTACAGTGTTGTACCAGCAAAACAGTAACCTTTAATCTAGGAGGTTAGCATGTCAGGTTCTGATGTAAGATCGAAACGCTTAACCGCTACCGGCTCTGCCGGTATTGGACCTGCGCGTATTCGTCAGGTTCAGGTAAAGACAACCACGGGTTCACCTCGCATAACGTTTACGGACGGTAATGGTGGCGCGGTATTGTTAGACATGGACTTAAATGCTTCGGACACTCACTCAGTAAACATTCCAGATGAAGGAATAAGGTTTAGTGACGTGTATGTTTCGTTGTTTACGGCCTGTACGTCTGTAACACTATTCCACAGCTAAAGGTTTAAAAATGGCGTCTGATGTAAAAGCAACCTACTTAACCGCTACAGGAACCGTTTTTGCGGGACGTACTCGTGTAAAAGCTATTCATTACCAAGCAGGGTCTAGTCCCTCCTTGGTTTTGAAAACAGGAAGCACGAGCGGGGATACACAGCTAACGTTAGCTTTTGCTAACAACACTGATGACAATGTTTATATACCCGACGAGGGGATGTTATTTAGTGACGGGTGTTATGCCGTACTAACTAACATCACCAACGTAACTGTTTTTTATAATTAGGAGGCAACATGGCCTCTACGAAAAATGTTACTCGGACGCCTTCGGGAAGAATTAAATACAGAGGCGAGACTTTTGCAGGTTACAACAAGCCCAAAAGGACTCCCGGCGCTAATAAAAAAAGCGCAGTATTGGCGAAAAAAGGGGACCAAATTAAACTGGTTCGGTTTGGCGACCCTAAGATGTCGATTAAGAAGGACCAACCTAGTAGGCGTAAAAGCTTTCGTGCGAGGCACTCTTGTGAAACGGCAAAAGACAAATTCAGCGCAAGGTACTGGTCTTGCAAAGCATGGTGATGATTACATGAAAGTTGCAGAGGTATTGGCCAAACTAGAAAAGCATGAGGCCGAGTGCAATCTACGATACAAGGCTATCGAAGAAAGATTGGAAGACCATAAAAGTTCTCTAAAAGCTTTAGATATTAAGCTTTGGGCATTAGCTGTTTTAATTCTTATAGCACCTTTTGTGCAGAAATTTTTGGGGTAACGCCGTGGCTTACTCAAAAAAATCNAAAAAGTCTTCCGCTAAAAGTAAAGGAAGCAAGATATGCCCCGCCGGAAANGCTTGGGCAGAACGTACTTTTGACACCTACCCCAGTGCCTATGCCAACATGGCTGCTTCTAAATATTGTAANGACCCTAATTACGCTAAAGGCAGTAAAGGGAAGAAAAAATAATGGGNAAGCTAAAGGATTGGGTNGATGAAGATTGGGTCCGAATTGATAGCCAAGGTAATATTGCGGGCAAATGCGGAACTTCCAAAAATAAAAAGAATCCTGATAGATGCTTACCGCGATCTAAAGCCCAGAGTCTTAGCAAGTCTGAAAGAGCTTCAACGGCTCGTAAGAAAAAACGTGAAGGCGCTAAAGGAAAGCAGGTTGTTTCAAACACCAAAGCCGCCAAAGTGGTGAAAAAAGCCGATGGCGGAGTCATTGCTAGAGGTTGCGGCAAAGTAATGAGCAATAGGCGGAAAAGGACAAAAGGGGCTGTGAGGCGATCATGAACGTCGATTTTTACAGCAACCCACTAGAAAAAGCCATTGTTCAAGAAATAATGCAATGGTCGGGTTACGCTTTAGAAAAACCAAGTCCATTTTTTAACAACCTCCCACCTTGTCCCTATGCTAAACAAGCTTGGCTAGATGATAAAGTTGCTATCCTTTTTAAGGATGAGGACTCTTATCAAGTATTGTATTCCTGTGCTTCTCAGTTCGACGATCATTTTGATTTAGCAATTATTGTAGATTTAGTTAACAGTAAAGAACCGGAAGACTTTCACGAGTATTTGGATTCGTTAAATGATTTTATTGCAACCGGAGCCTTTATTGATAAAGACATTTGGTTAATGGGTTTTCACCCGGATGATGAACCCAGTGATTTTGTTGAAGACTTAGCTTTTGATTATGACGTAGACACTTCTTACTCTATGATTTTTGTACAACGGTTATCTAAGCTGCAAGAAGCAGCAGACAAGTTGAATAAAAACGGATATTATGATAGCTACGAGGGTGAGTATAACGCTTTTGACATTTATGAAAAACGACGTGACCTTTATAGGAGATTAAAAAATGGCGATGAAACCTAAAAAAATGCGCGGTGGCGGTATGGCTGGCAAAAAAACTGTCGGTATGGCTGCTCCGGGTGGAAAACTTCCGTCTGGCAAAAAGCCGATTGACACCACAAAGCTTGGAAAACTTCCGTCTAAAGGACCAAAAAGAGCGCCTACGGGTCGATCTGGGCCTAACACTGCAAAAACAGCTATGGGTAAAAAAGCAAACGCTGTTAAAAAAGCTGGAGCACGTCGTGCTGGCGGCGGGATGCCTGTTGGCATGTCAAAAGGCGGAAAAGTTGGCCGCAAAAAGAAATAATAGGTGTAGCGAATGACCACTTCTAACAGTCAAGATTTCCAATTAGATGTTGCAGAATACATCGAAGAGGCTTTTGAGCGTTGTGGCTTAGAGGTTCGTACTGGTTACGACCTTAAAACTGCGAAGCGTTCTTTAAATCTATTGCTGGCAGACTGGGCAAACCGCGGCTTAAACCAATGGACTATCAAAGAACGTTCTTTGGCCTTGGTTCAAGGCACTGGGGAATACAATTTAAGCGCCGATATAATTGACGTTTTATCGGTGGTTATTCGAAGAAACGGCACTGATTATGCGTTAGAGCGTTTAAGTCGTGACGAGTATTTGACTATTCCCACAAAAACTACCGAGAGCCGCCCAAATCAATTCTTCTTAGACAGGCAGTTAACGCCAAATCTAAAGCTATGGCCTGTTCCAATCAACAGCACGGATGTTATTTACTACAACGCGCTTACTAGAATGGACGATGCGGACATTTATACCAACACAATGGACATGCCTTTTAGGTTCTATCCGTGTTTGGCCGCAGGTTTAGCTTATTACATTGCCTTAAAAAGGGCACCGAACCGCGTTCAGATGTTAAAAGCATCTTACGAGGAAGAGTTTGACAGAGCGGCAACTGAAGATAGGGACCGTTCTTCCTTTAACGTCGTACCTCGGTACGAATATTACAGGACAAGCTGATGGCTAAGTTTGCATCTGGTAAAAAATCATGGGCAATATCGGACCGGTCTGGTTTTCGTTATCCGTACAAGGTAATGAAGCGTGAGTGGAATGGCTTGCTTGTGGGTCCGGATGAATATGAACCCAAACAACCCCAGCTTGGACCTTTTAGAACAGTATCTGATCCGCAAGCTTTACAAAACGCTCGCCCAGATTCCCCGAATCCAACAAGTGCGTTCTTGGTAATAACCACAAACGGCATTGTTTATTTGGGTGGTGGCAACTGGGCAACGGCTGGAACGGCTGAAATGCCCTCTGAATTAGATATAACGGAGGCTTTACAGGGCGGTGTAGGCACAGTATCGGTGGTAATAACATGAGTTTTACATACGCAGAGTTAAAAACAGCTATACAAGACTATACAGAAAACGATGAAACGTCTTTTGTAAACAATCTTCCTATTTTTATACGTCAGGCGGAAGAGCGTATACTTAAAAACGTGCAATTAAGCCTTTTCCGTAAGAACGTCAGCGGCAACATGTCGCAGAACAACCAGTATTTGGCTTGTCCTAGCGACTTTTTAGCTCCTTTTTCGTTATCTTTTGTGGATGCTAACAGCGACAAGACGTTTTTAGAGTTTAAAGACACCGATTTTGTACAATCTTTTAATCCCGACTCTACAACTACGGGGGACCCGCGGTTTTACGCCGTTTTTGACATAGATAACTTTATTTTGGGGCCTACACCTTCCGCAGGAAGTGCTGTTGAGCTTCATTACTTCTACAGACCGGCTAGTTTAACGGCTGGGGCTGAAGGCGCTACAACATGGTTGAGTGAAAATGCTCAAATGGCCATGTTGTATGGTAGTCTTATAGAAGCATATATATACATGAAGGGTGAACAAGATATAATGGCCCAGTATGAAAAAAGATTTGCTGAAGCGATGACAGGTATGAAGATGCTTGGTGAAAACAAAGAAGTAACCGATGATTATCGCACCGGTATGCTGGTGAGGCCTAAACAATGAGTTTCCCCGCACTTGAAATGAACCCTGACTTTAAGGTGGAAGTACACACCACTCAGAACCGGGGTTTTACACCAGAGGAAATTGCAGAACGTTGCGCTAACAAGATTATATCTATTAGCGATTCTGCAAACCCTGCAATACAGGCACAAGCACATGCCTTTCGTCAACACATTGTAAAAGTTTTAGAATTTTACATGCGTGAGGCAATAAAAAGTGATAGAACAACCGTGTACAACGCGATACTTGATTCTGGTAACCAAGAACTTGCGGAACTAATTAGGAGACTGTAACCATGGCTTTCAACGGAAACTTCATGTGTACCTCGTTCAAGAAAGAGCTTTTGTACGGTGTTCACGATTTTGATAACTCATCGGGCGATACGTTTAAAATTGCTCTTTATACTAACTCGGCTACGTTTACTGCTGCAACTACCGCGTACACTACTTCAAACGAAGTAAGTGGTACGAATTATGTTGCGGGCGGTGGTGCTTTAACTAATGTAGACCCCACGTCTTCTGGCACTACGGC